AAAATATTCTTCTTTCTGGTGCTCTTGATAGTCTGTATATAACAAGAGAATCCTCAATCATTCTAAGTTGATTAAGTGCCTTGATTGCTTTTTGTAGATAAGAAAGAACTCTATTTTTATTTCTATCAACTAATCCAGAAGTACACATAGTGATAGAATCCTTTGCAATTTTAATAGAATTCTTACCACCCATCTGATTAAGTAAAGCATTGTTAGTTGGGTGTTGTACTTTTGGTGTGTAGATATAAAATTCGTCAAATTCAGGATTAGGAACAACATCATCATCTTTCCTAATCCTTATAGAAGGATCATTTCTACCTGGTTTTTTCTTCTCTTGACGAATAAACTTCATCTTGAGAGGATCAATATATCTTAAATCTTGAATACCATCCTGTGGATTCTTTACATCAATAACTTTTAGATAGAATACTCTACCATCAACATACCAATTTCTAAAAATTTCGTGAGACTTTTTATCAAAGTCCATCAATTCTTTAATATGTCTAAATTCATCTCTAATTTTTTTCTTTAAACCTTCACTTGCATTAAGATTTGAAAGTTCTACTTCTACTGGAGAATCATATAAATCACTAACTATTGCCTCATTAACAACATCTTCTATAGCACCATCCACCTCTGGGTGAAGTGCCATTTCTCTATATCTTCTTATTAAGTCGTATTCATTCCGATAAGCACCTTCAATATCTACGTATTGACCATAAAATCCACTTGATATAAAGTTATCAACCCCGTCCTCATTATTTTTGGGGACGGGTGATATTATCGAAGTGGATTTCTTTTCTGTATCCTCAATTGAAAACCCGAAAAGTTTTGCCATAGTATAAAGTTTAACTCTGTTATATAATCTATTTAGTTGATGTTATCACCACCAGCATTTGGACCAGTTCCTTTAATTGCTTCCCAGTACTGAACCTGTAGTTCAACTGTGAACTCCTGAATCCCTTGAGCATCGTAAGAAAGTTCAATAGGACCAACTTGAGTTGGGAAAGTATCAAAGAATCTGTAAGATCTTAATGTAGTACCGTCACGATCTAACTGATAGACATAAGCATCTGCTTGATAATCTGCAGGGTTTGTTAAACCTGTGTTATCAGAAAGACGATTGATTGTATTCATCCATCTTTCAAATGCTGATCTGATTGCAAAATCAGTATCATTCATAACAGTAACAGTCCAAGACTCAAAGGATCTATCACCTGCAATTTTAAGTGTTCTTCCTCTGAATGGAACTTCAATTGGAGAAACATTAGATGCTGGTAGATTAGCAGATTTAACTAAAAATCTTGCTTTTTCTAGTACTTCTGAATCTGGTTGAGCAGTATCAGGAAAAGTTAGAACAACTTCAAAGAGATTAGCACGAGCACCACCACCCGTCAACTTACTCTTGAAGTTTGATATCGTTCTTAGTGGTGGTGGATTGACTTGATTTCTAGCCATGATTGTTTTTTAAACCTCTAATTAAACTGAACCGATTACTTCTTCAAAAGCAACACCAGTTCTTGTAGCAACAAAGGTAAGACCGATGAAGTTGATAGAACGAGCTGGTTTGATGAAGATATCTGCAACAAACTCATTTGCATCAATGACTGCTGCTGTGTTATTTGTTTCATCGCAAATAACTACGAAATCGAAGATACCTCTCTTCGCTTGAACATCTCTAAGGAATGGTTCAATGATATTTACAAAGTTTGTTCTTGTAAGTTCATCGTTGAATTCAAAGAGTTGATCCTTTGCAGCCGCTGCAATCGCATCTTCAAGGTAGATGAATAACCTACGAACATTGATACGATCAAATGCTGATGATTTTCCAAATGCAGTCTTATCACCAAATAAGATGATTCCAGCACCAGGAGAAAGAATGATAGGATTAATTCTATTAGAATATAGAATGTCTCTTTGTTTCTTACCAGGATTGTAAATCAATTTAACTGCGTTTAGAATAGCACCTCTTGCTGTTCCTGCTGGTGAGAACCAAGGGAATTGCTCAAGAGATGTTCTTGCACATGTTCCAGCAATGTCTCCGTTGCAAGGAACATACCTAAATGTGTTATTAAAGCGGTCAAACATATATTTGTAACCACTATCAAGAACACCATAGGTTGATGATGTAACTGGAGCATAGAATCCAACTACATTATCTGTAATTGTGTCTATGTTGTTAACAGTTACTTGACCAGTAGTTGAATCATTCAAGAATGCTTGTCTATAAGGAGAAACAAATGCAACTGCATCTTTTCTTGCTTCAGCAACTGCAATACACTTATTAGCAAGTGCCTGTGCTGTTGCTTTAGGATAATTTGCAGATCCCATTAAGATGAAATCTACATCGGTTTCTTCAGTATTTTCAAATAAAGTTAGTCCACTGATAATATCATCAACTCCAGAGTGTAATGCACCTGATTGATGAATTGCTTTTTCTGTAGCAGTGTCTCCTCTATTACCATAGAGTTTACCACCTTCAAGTGTTAAATCTTGAGCACCTCCACATTGGAAGTTAACTCCTTGTGCTGGTTGATCCCAAGCAGCATCTGCGTCTAGTGTGTAATTAGCATTATTACTCCAAGCAACTGATAGAGCACCTGAAGGTGAATTACCAGCAAAAATATACTTGGAATTAGTTTCTACATACTTTCTCCAATAGGAAGTAGAACCTACAGAGTATTCTGCATCTGTTGCTTTAGAAAGTGCTAAATGCTTTTCTAAAATAGTTCCAGCATTTCCAGTGATAGCTCCAGTGTCGTCTATAACAACTACATGAACCTCATCAAATCTACCACCTCTAGCAGCAACAAATCCTGAAGTTCCAGGTCTGTTTGCTAACTGATCCCACTCAAGAGCACCGTTAGTTAACTCAATAGTTTGATCTTCAAACCAATCATATTCATTTGAATATGCTGCAGTTGAGTGTCCAACAGTTTGTCCTGCTGAGTGGAATGTTGCAACACCAGATGTTGGGAATGTGTAATTACCATTCTGTTGATAATCAACAGGAGTAACAGTTCCGTCAGCAGCAACATGAGTTACTAGTTTAACACCAAATGATCCAACACCTGCATTTGTTAATTCAGAAACAACACCTGCATAGTGTCCATCTAAGTAAGCAGTTGATCCAGTAGAAACATTAGTTGTAACAACTATTGATTGTGGAGGAACAGAAACTATAACAGCATCGCCAGCAGCGATTGTTCCGTCAATATCTCCTGAACTAAATCCAGTTAATACCTGATCTGCTTTACCGTCACAAAGAGCAACTTTAATACCGTTTGCCCAAGTACCAGGGTTTTTTGCAACTACAACTTGATTTGATATCTTATTTTCATCATATCCTAGTTGCTTATAGTGCTCTGCACTATCAATTCTTACACTAGTTGCTGCACCAACAGTTGCTGATGCATTATAGATTGCTTGATCTCCAGCACGAACAACTTGCAATGTTCCACCATACGCTAAGTATGAGGATGCAACCATCCAATGCTCAAAATGTTTGTCTGTTGAATATGGTTGTCCAAACGTCTGAAGTAGATCCTCCTCACTCTCGATGAGTTGTGGATCATTTACAGGTCCTTTTGCGAATGGTGCAACCAGTGCTCCTGTAGATCCACTAGTCGGATCAACTCTACCAATGGTTAAGTCGACCTCTCTTATTACAATACCAGGAGATGCTAAATTTAATGGCATCTTTTTTACTCTCCGAGTCTCAGATTATTCTAAAAATATTTATCAAAACCTCTATTTACATGTAGTCCCACATGTATGATCGATCCCCATACTCATCTAAATTCCATCTATCACCATCTTTATCTACAAAACTCGTATCATCTAATCCATCTGCAATAAAACCAAATGGAGCCATATCCTGTTCTATCTGATTCTTTTGTTCTTCGTATATTCTCTTACGGATGTCATTATCAGACATCTCTTTAAAGTAATCCTGTGCAACTAACCAAGCAAATATAACAAGACACATAGCAAGGTCATCATTACATCCTTCCTCTGCCTCAAATGAATTATGCTTCTGTGCAAATGTTGTTAGTTCTGAAATAATCTCATAATCACAAGTAAGGAGTTTATTATCCTCCATCATCGTCTTAAGATTGGAGCAACCTAACTTCTTAACTGCAGCAGTCATTCTGACACCAAGTTGAGTTTTCTTACCAGAGAAACCTTGTCCAACTATTTGACCTGCTCTACCTCTCATAGATGCCATCAAGACATTCTCATACTCAAGATCATATTGAAGTATGCTTGCAACCTGATCTCCTATATCATTGACCTCTATTAGAAGATAAGCATTATTATATCCTTTTGCGACATCCAAAATTATATTTGGGAATAGCATAGGTTTAATTTCGTTATTCCTATACTTTGCAACTACTTTATAAGGAAACTCTGTTGTATCAAAGACTATAAATGCTGAATAATCATTACCCAATCCACGGGCAACATCAACCGTAATTATATAATTATGTTCTTTAACTGGTGTTTCGTAAATATCAAGACCTGCATTTCTAGTCTTCGGTGGTTCAAATACTAAGTTCTTAAGTATTGATGCATTAATAAGAGTATTAACAGATCCTAAGAACTCACATTCAAACTCAATCTTAAACTGTTGTTCTGATGTGTTTGCAATAGTCTGTTCTTTCCAAACAGCATCTCTACCAGGAACCTCACTCCAATGAACATCAGTAGGAACATATTCACTTTTATTCCGTTCAGCATCATGCCACATACGGTAAAAGTGATTCATACCCCTTGGGGTAGAAACAATAATTACTTTAGTACTTTGTCCAGAAGTAATAGTTGGATAAACGGAAGCAAAGAAATCATCAGCAATGTG